GTGACCCTCTTGTTACCAACTTTATTGTAAAAAGGAGAATCTTCATCATTCGCTGAACTGGAAATCGCTGCCTGCAGATCATAATCTTGTGTATCGGTGACAGTATCAACTGAGGCTGAATAGATTGGTAAAGAACCTCCAATTCCCGTTTCTGACACAGAATGATCCATGACTTTTTTAGCGTATCCAAGTTTAAATTTAGGATACTTTAGCTCAACTTGGCTGCCGCTAAGAAGATCTGTACGCTGACCATCGTGATCAAAAGTACCAGTCGTGGCGCCGAGGGCGCTGTGAAGAATATTCTTCGCTTGGTGGACGTTGACAATGTAAGAATATTCTAAAGTTGCTTCTTCATATGCAGCATATATGTTGCCAACAGTAAGTTCAATATCTAGAACATCTCCACCAAGCTTCTTGTAGGTATACGCAACTTGATCTGCAGCCCCAGTTACAAAATTAGCATCATATAGGTCACCGCCTGAAGTAGCATATATTCCAAAAGGATAGTGGCTTACATTGCTAGACCCAGCGGTGATCTGCGCGGTAGTGCCTGTAACCGGCAACACCACGGTTGATGTCTGTGATACAGGTGTTAAAGTTGGTGTTGCCATTCATGTGGTCTCCTATCAATATAATTAGTTGGGAGAAGATGAATTAGGTTTCTTTCTTTACAGTCTTCTTTTTTCTTCTTGTGGATTTAGCCTTCGAGGGAGCTTTCCCTTTTAGCGTCTTTGTGGCTTTTATAGTTTTTTCAACTACTTTTTCGACTACAGGTACCACAGATTCTTCTACTTTCTCAACAACTTCGACCACCTCTTTTGTAACTGCTGCGACTGCAGTCTCGACAGCGGCATCAACCAACTCTTCTTTAACTACCTTGATTTCAGCAGCTTCTTGTTCGCTAATCACGCCATCTTCTTCTGCTTTCTCTATAACACCTCTTAAGCGATTATAGGTCTCTCTTACAGAAGCATATTTTTTAGCATATTTTGGACTATGAAGTCTTCTCTTGCGTTTACCCATGGTAAATCTCCTTGTTCACATAATAAATAGTATAATATGGATTAAAAGCTAAAATCTCAAAAATTGTCTGCGATAATTTTTTGGCATGTCGGCATTTTAAAATTGGTTCAAGTATAATAAAAAGCCCCTCGTCTGTTAAGAACAAGGGGCTCGATATTGATAAGACTAAACTATATTTTAAGCATCATGCTTAAGAATTCCGCCAGACGCGGAACAAACAGTTAGTCCGTGCCAAGTAGTTCCGTCAGTCCAAAGTTCAACAAAGTCACCAGCAACAGCAGTGTCACCAATAATTGTAACACCGTCACATGCCGCAGTTTGTGTTACAGCACCGCCGGTGCCGTCAAGGGCGCGAACCTTAACAATGTCATTAGTGTCTGATGTACTTTGTGCAATTGCAATATCAACGTCCGCACTGCCGTCCATGCTAGTTACAACAAATCTACACCACCAGCCTGCACCGCATTCGGCAACAGTAGGCAAAGTAATTGAAGTAAAGCCAGACGTCTCAGTAAGCAGAAACATTGTTCCACAATCAGCTACCTCAACTGTTTTATTGGCGGATAACGCCTCCGTCTTTATTCGATTAGCCGAATATCTTCCTAATTTAGCCATGTTCGTTTTCTCCTTTAAGAGGCTTTATGCCTTATCAATCAGTAATAAATAGTATTGTGATGTTATAAAAACCAAAATAAAAAACCCCGCCAAGAGAAAACTCAAGGCGGGGTTGGTCTAATTACCTAGTGGCTTAGCTTGCGCCGGCTTCACCAAGTAGTCCGCGTACAACAACAAGGCCATACATATCAGGCCGAACCATCTTCTTGGCGTACCGGGTCATGACACCCTTACGGGGCACGAAGTCCTCAGTACCGAAGATCGTCGGAGTGACCTGCAATGGCACATACGGAGCGTACACAAACCCACTCTCTAAGAAGCTTGAACCTCGGCGTCCAACAAGGATAAGGTTACGCGGGAAGTAGGGATCAACCCAAACGTCCCACTTCTTGGAAAGTGAGCCGGCGTTAACGGCACCAACGGAGCCCTTATCGGAGTCATGCGTGACACTAGCACGGAAACCAGAAGTGAACTCAAGGATGTTGGCAACTTCAGGTGACGTGACCAAGAAGTTAGCTCCGCCGCGGAGAGTCTTTCTGTGAATCTGAGCCGAAACGTCGTTGATGGTCTCAACAAGAGTCTCGTACCACTCGCTTACCGTACCGGTGAAGTCCGGAGCAGCCGCCGTAGCGCCAAGCTCCGCACCAGTAGTTCGGTTAACGAATAGACCAGGAGAGCGTGACCAGTAGTACGTACCAGCAGTAGCACCATCGACAAGGTCATTGAGAATCTCACGATCGATCTCTAGAGCAATCTGCTCTGAAAGAATCTGAGTAAGCTCAACTTCCGCATCAAGGTTGTGATACGCGTTAAGATCCTGACCAAGCTCTGGGGTCCATTTGGCCTTGAGCTTTTTGGTGATCGCGGTGACGGCGATGCTGTCGACCTTGATATCGATCTCAGGAATCTGGTTTTTGGCTGAATCACTAGCCTGACCTGTAGTGGTGCCAGCAGAAACCCCAGCTTCTTCAAGAGCCCAGTGATCCTGGCCCTTGACAGCGCCGAGCGCGTCCGCTTCTGTAAACGAATCAGCAACCGGGAATGAAACCCCGATGGTGTCATTGTCGTTGAAGTTCGCTAGAGACGCACCGTACATAGTTAGCACGATATACTCAGTACCACTAGCAAGATCAATGTTTCCGCTTGAATCGAGGAATTCTCGACGAGTCAACCTACGAACAAGAGTAGCATTGTGATCATCATCCTGGGTGGAGTTTCCGTCACCATACTTGGCATTTGTCAACGAAGTAGCTCTTAGCATATCTTTGTTAACGTTAGTCCAATCGGCAACAGCAGTACCAACAACGGAAACCTCGACGCCAGTGTTCTTCTCAAGATAATCCAAGAGATCCGGGTCGGCTTTGAGGTGCTTGACTTTGTCGTTCTCTGACAAACTAGCCCACGCAACCGTATCAACAAGAATAAGATCTAAATTAACAGTCGCGCTACCAGTCGGTGACGAGTACGCATTGGCCATATTGTAGAAACCACCACCGGCTTCAGTGATGTCCGAGACACCGCCGGTGATCTGGCTACCAACAACCCCACCACCGTATAACGAATCTCCAGCGGTAAGGCCGGAGCGCGCAGTGGTTTCGTCACTGTACGTGAAGTCCAGGAAGAAAATTAGACCGGAAGGAAGGCTCATAGGCTGAACCGACACAAGGTCATTCGCAAGTAGTCCACCGAATACACGACGGACAATGGGGAACGCCACGGAAGCGAAACCCTCAACATCACCAGCTGCCATAGACGAAGCCTCTTTTAGAAGCTGCGCGGCCTGGTTCTCTAACATTCGGGCCATGCCCTGTCTTTTGGAATCGGTTTCGATACCTTCAAGAAGGCCTGTGCGTTCCCACTTCTCTAGTAGAGCAGCACCTTCTCTCTGAAGGCTTCTTTCAGCGATGCCTTCAGTTAGCTTTTTAAGTACAGACATTTTTTTGTTCTCCTTTGTGTGTAATATTTATCTGTTAATCGCGCGAGGGAGCTAACCCTGCTAGCGATTTCCAACGATTATACGTTGGGTTCTCTTTTTGTCTTTTGTTGGGCTCTCTTCTCCCGCCAGAAGACAATATCATTGAAGAGGATTTTTCGACTGCTTCGCGGAGTGATTTCGGCTGCTTTTTACGAGAGGTGCTGCCCACTGTGCTTTCAAGGGTCTCAAATATTACTTTTGCTTCTTCAACGGATTCAGCGCTAGAAACAGCTTCGACAAGCTTACGCTTTTGTCGCTCATTAAGGGAGGCGCTGTCTAATGCCTTGTTTTGATAAAGTAGTTTAGCATTTCTCAAATTAACTTCATCAAGTTTTTCTTTTAAAATTATAACGGCGCGTTGGAAATTCGTCATTTGCTTCTTCGACTCATTAAGCGCTGTTCTAAATTGTGTATTCTGTTTGGTCAAGTTCTCATTTACTTTGGTGACTTTCTGTACAGCCTTTCGGATAGCCTCATTGTGTTCTCTGCGCTCAGAGTCCATTTCCAAAGCCAGAAGTTCTTCTTCTGCTAATCTAATAGCAGATTCCGGAGTGCCGGCCCATCCGGATTTCCTTGGCTCTATATCGACAATCAAATGTTCGTCAAGAGCCTCCGCGACGGCTTCTTCGAGGGCCGATCCTAATTCTTCCTCATCTAAGACCACTTCGTCTTCTTCATACAGCTGCTCCATGGCGTCTTCAGGATCTCCGATCTCGCCTTGCAGTAATACTTCTTCTAAATCCTGTTCAAAAACCTCTAATAGTGGGTTTTCTTGTATTTCGGGATCATCAATGTAGGCTCCATCGAGGCGAATAGTTTCGCTCATTCGTTTAATTTCATTCATTAAGTTTTCTAGAGGGATCTCTATCTCTTCATCTAGATCTTCTGAGGTTACAGCCAGCGGGATGTGTTCCATCACCGGTGAATCTTCTTCCTCCTCTCCTTCCGCGACCGGTGCTGCGCCGGGAGGTTCAGGGGCTGCAGCTGCAGGATCTCCAGCAGCCATTGGGTCTTCCTGCTCCAACAAGGAGCCGACTGCTTCCTTTATTTGATTAGAATATTTTTCTAAAATTATATTTTCAGCGTTTCGGACTGCAGCTTCTTTCAAGGCTGTTGCGTCAACAATGGCTTTTTCCAACATGTCAGACATTTAATTACTCCTAAGGAAACAGTTTGTCATAATAAATAGTAGGTTGAGTTTTTAAATGACTTTTTTTGAAATCTATTAAGTGGCACAAATTCCTGACACATGCCAAACGCTAGCTCCAGTAGAAGAATTGATGCAAACTAAATCAATATAATCGCCTACTGTTACAGAGGCACCATTAATTGTTATAACGTGGCTGCTAAGCGTAATTCCGGCCGCGGCGTTGCTGTCAGCAGCACATGAGGCTATACATCCTACAATAGCATCACAATCGCCTCCTGGTGTTGAACCGACAGTATCGCCGCGTACAATAGTAATGTCGCCTTTATTGCCGGCATTAGCAAAAGCTGCAAGAACAATTCTGAGATTATAACCGAACATAGGGCCGATGTTGGCAGCGTTGCCGGCAGTCGTTGGAAGGGTAACAGAATAAGACCCACCATCAGGAGCCGTGGCAGCAATAACAGCGCCCATATATGGCAAAGCTGAAGCGCTAAATCCACCTGAACCCGACAGCATTAAGGCTGAATTCATGCTCACCACATATTTTTTACCAGCAAATCCGCCGGCGCCGTTGGCATTTCTTATGACTGCGCACTCTGCTCCATCATAACTCTTAAATACTAGCTCATCATCGTCCACCTTGAGCTGTATAACAACATCACCAGCAGTGCCGTCCATGTCAATAGCTAATTGAGCAGTGCCGTCGGCCTCAAAAGAGATATCGCCGGCTGTCGAATTAAGCTTTAGAGTATTCGGGGATGTAAATGAACCTGAGGTTGCGATGTCGCCTGTTGTTGTTACCGCACCGACAACCTGTAGAGTGCCTGAGCCAGATATATTTGTAAAACTTCCGGCTGCAGGAGTCGTACCACCTATTGCGCCTGGTGCAGCAAATGTTGCCCCTCCAAGTGAAGAAGCATTAAGATTGGCTACATTGGTGGTTGAGGCAACAACCAAAGGTGCAGTGCCAGTTGAGACATCAGATTCGAATGTTTGTGCTCGAACTTCGTATGCGCCAAAATCAACATTAGATGCGGCGCCCTCAACAATTGCCTTCTTTTGTGCGGCGGATGTGGTTAAAGTTCCAGCAGAAACATCTAGGGTTTTGCTGGAACCGACAGTAATATTGGTTCCTGATATGTCGCCGCTGTCAATATCGACATTGGTCATATCTTGATTATCAAAATCAATTGCACCAGCAGCTGTAAAGGCACCAATCGTAGCTGCAGTCAAGGAACCGCTAGTTGCAATGTTTCCAGTCGATTTCATTGTGCCAACCATCTGAAGGTTGCCAGAACCTGAAATATTAGCGGGGCTGAATGTGCCGGCGCTGAGCGTTCCGGAAGTAGCTATATCGCCAGTTGCTTTGATTGTGCCAACCATCTGAAGGTTGCCAGAGCCTGAAATATTATTCGGGCCGATAACAACTGTTGAAGTGCCCGCTGTAATCGATCCCGAGGTAGCTATATCTCCAGTTGACTTCATCGTGCCGACAATCTCTAAATTACCAGAACCAGATATAGCAGAATCTGGCTTAATAGTCATGGCCGTCGCCAATGTAGTGCTACCGTCTGGATTGACATCAAAATTTATATGAGTGGGAGAATCAGAACCAACAGTCCAAGCACTGTCTGCTTGTGCTCGAATACGAGCGCCAATATCATAGGTGCTACCATCTTCGGTGCCGGCAAAATATATGGTGCCTAAAGGATCGCCAGTGGCGATGTCGGCGTCGTGTCTAGACAATTCTAGGCCTGCGCCCGTAGTTTTTTCTATATGCAAATCGTCTTGTGGGTTCTCAAGTCCAATACCTACTGCGCCATTGTGAGTAATCCTCATTCGTTCAGTTAACGCATCGTCAGCCCCTGTATTGGTTGCAAAAGCAAGGTCTGTATCAAATATAGAATCACTAGCCGAATCCGAACGAGCAACAATAGCAGCGCCGATGGCGTCCTCATTACGATTGGGATTTACAGTCATCGCAATGCCAGTGAAGGCGCCGAGCTGTGTTGAATCATTTTTCAAAGTTAAGCCAAAGTTGGCGTACTCTTCGTCACTTGCGGCACTATTAGGCCATGTTGTGTCGTCCACATAGTTTAAACGCATTCTAGCGTCGCTGCCACTTATGGTAAGAGAGTTGTTGAGATTGAAAGTGCCTGTAATTTGATGCACGTCAGTAGAGCTAGTGCCCAAGAAAGCCGAACCGGAAACATCTAATCGTCCCCGAGGTGCCTGAGGAGAGACAAAATTACTTGAAGGCAAGTTGCCAGATCCAAGCAGAAGCCCACCGTGATGAAGATGCGCGGTTAGGGTTTTGCTAGCAGCACCGTCCGGAGTTAGCCAAAATTCTAAAGCTGCAGGGGAATCTGAATCAATTACAAAATCCTTAAGTGCAGTAGCTCTTATATTTACAGGCCAGTCGTAGTCACTGCCATTCTCCGTTGCACCAAAGTATATATTACCCAAGGGGTCGCCTTTTTCAATAGCGTCGTCGCGTCGGTCTAGCTCAATAGTTCCGCCTGCTCCGCCTATAGAGTCCTCTATGTGGAGCATATCTTTTATGCTTCCAGAAACGCCTATGCCAATGCGGCCTGAAGAGTCCATTTTTAAGCCGTAGCCCTGAGGATAATCTTGCGAAGCCAGCTGGATGTTTGAGCCTGATATAACAACGCCCTTGCCGGCTTTGGTATTAATAATAGTCAAATAATCGTTGCTGGCTTCTTGGTATTTTATAGAAGCCTCTTCAGAATCTCCAAAATAAAGACATTGGTCATCTTTTATTAGGGCGCCCACAGAAGCTGTCAGGCGGCCAGTTACCGTAGTTACGTCTGTGGCAGCAACTCCCAAGGTAACATCATTGTCAAATGTAACGTCTTGTTCAAAGGTGGCAGCTGCACCAGCAAAGCGAAGTTCATCGGAGCCGTCTTCATCGTACTCAATAGTTGCATCATCGGCTTTGCCAAATGTTAGTTTAACATCATCTGGTATATTAACAGCTACAGAGGCTGATAGTGTGATGTCTCTCTGGTTGGTTCTCAGAGTCAGCCCATCACTGCCACTTCCTATAGTGACTGCTATGGCATCCGAGATGGCATTAGATTCACCAAGATAAATTCGTGCAAGGTTACCATCGGCTAGGACGCCAAGAGTATCATCATCGTTAGTATATAGAGTCAAAACGCCGCCGCCGCCGGTGGTGGATCCGAGGCGAAGAGACTCATGGCCACTTGAATCAAGACATGTTAAAAACTCACCGTTATCAGTTGTGTTCTTAATTGTTATGAGGCCATTAGCTCCGTTAGCAGCTGCTCCGGTAAGAGCCAGTATACCGGTAGAATAATCATATTCAAAGCCGTCTGAACCACTCTGCATAACACTACCATCAACGGTGCCAGTGATAAAAAGGACGTGTTTATCTGCCGAGCCGGTCAAGTGCCATAGTTCTATAGCCGATAGATCACCTATAACAATCGAGGCTATAGTATCTTCAACAGCTAATTTGGTCCACTTTTTGGATCCTCCGCCATAACTGCCAGAATATATAATCCAATCATTTAAATCCCAGTTTGTATGGCCGTCGACGGTTGTAGTGCCGGATCCGGTTACTTGCCAATAATCTCCGATAGCAGCTGTTAAGTTTGTTGCTCGATTATAGCCTCCATAACCGGAAGTTGAATCAAAAAGATCTTCAATAGCCGGCTGTGTATCGCCGGGGGCGCCCGTTAAACGCGAACCTGTGGCCTCGTTTGTTGTGGCATTCCACCAGCCTTGAAACCTATTAGCTCCTAAAAACGATATACTTCCTGATGCTGTTGCCATGCGTTGTTCTCCTGCTCTATATAATTAGGTCTACAGACTCAAAATGCATTTATTATATATATATTTCAAAGTTGCTAACCTTGTCCCATGGTCTTTGCAATCTTAGTAGAACTGACGCCACAAATTTTCCCAATCACGTCTCTGTCGGTAGCTGCAAGTTTTTTTCCGCCCGAAGCTCCCCATGCATATTGATAGCAGCCAGCGGAAGGAGTACTGGTATCATAAGGTCGACCTACTAAATCCAAAAGTGGTGCAGAGTTGGCACTTTGATAAGTGTATGAGCCAGCATCCACTGCTAGGCTAGTAGCCCGTATTCTAAAGTTGTTGTTGTCTTCATCTACAAATTGCTCGCCATTGGATGAAACGTCAGCTGATTCATAATTGTTGGCTTCTGTGCCGCCTCCCGAGGAAACATCATCGGCATAATTCCAAACAACAGAATTTTTGTGGAGCGTCCCCCCTTCAATACCACTGTGGCTACCAACTGCAGAATCTTTGTGTGTTACACAATTCCATATGGTATCACAATAAATTCCACGTAAAGAAGTGTTTTTAACATGTTGTGTTTGGACTGTGCAGTTCACCGCGTCGCCTTTATCATAGCAATAGGCCTGAGCATGATTCCAGTCTATCAGCAAGCATGAAAACATCTTACTAGGGTTGCCTGCAGCCCACCAAACTCCCCAAGTCTGGTGAGATGTGGCTTTGTAAGTGCTTTCTACAATACACCTTTCTAAAACAGAGCCTGCGGCTACTGAATAGTATCCACGATTATTTGATTTAAGATAGCAATGGTAAGTTGTGCTGGCGCCGCTTTTACTATATACAGCATAGTACGCCCCTCCAGCTGCAGCCTTGTTATTTATAACAGTTACATGCTTGAGTGATACTCCGTTACCTAGCTGAACCTGATAGGTGGCATCACCTTGTATGATTACATCATCGTAATCGCCTGTAGCGCCTTGTATAATCCCGTCTTCCATGTCACCGGAGCCGGCAAAATCCAAGTCTTCTTCATACGTGCCGGCACCAATATTGATTGTGTGTGGCGTACCTGAAGATTCAGAATCTGCTGCAGAGTAGGCCGCGGCAATAGTAAGTTTTGCATTTCCTTCTGATAGACCATCGTTGGAATCATTGCCTGATTTGCTAACGTAGTATGTAGCCACATTGCGCCCTCCTACGTTATTTCAACCCACGTTGGGTCTGGCTTAAAATATACTAGAACATCACTAGTCGTAGCATCTTTTGATATAGCATATCCAACAACCCTGACATAATCACCTGTACCTGAGGGAGCTGTAAAATCAAAGCTACCAGCGGTTGTTGATACGTATAGGGGCTGACCCGCAATATTTGTTGGCTTGTTGAGTACGGCAGCATTAGGTACTCTAGCATAACCTTCCAGCAAAAAGGGTATGTTCATGGAGCCTGACTGAGCATTCACCCCATCGGCAGCTAACCCACTGAACCCTGGGATACCTAACAAGTGGCTAGAGCCGCTCTCAGCAATATCAGCATCAGCTTTGTACCATACACTTCCAGAGTGTAAGAAATACAAAGATCCAGTAGTCACTGTAGTGTTGCCACCAGGAGAGTACACCATTCGGCGGCCGCCGCATGCACCTATTTGGTCCAAGCTGGACGTCCAGTAATTGCCCCAGCCAGAATAAGATACAACGTCAATAACGTCAAAAGCAGATCTGGGATATTGACTATTGACGCCGACCGCTGCCTTGCTAGCATCAACATGGAACATGTGTGTATGGCTAACGGCACTACCCACTACTTGTGCTTCTACTCTAAAATCATTATTTCCAGCACTTTCATTAATAACAACAGCAGCGTCAAGAGAGGACGCTGCATTTGCATTAACCGCGCCGGCGCTAATTGAGCCGCTTGTTCCGATATTGCCAGTAGATGTTATCGCACCAACTACATGAAAATCTCCGGAGCCAGATATATCTGATGCGCTACCCTGGGTGCCGACGGTCAGTGAGCCGCTAGTTGCAATTGCGCCAGTAGACGTCACCGCGCCGACAACTTGTAAGGTGCCTGATCCAGACACATTTGTAAAGCTTCCGGCGGCGGGTGTTGTGTTTCCGATAGCTGGAGGGGCGTCCCAATCAGCTCCACTGAGTTTGGCGGCATTAAGATTAGTGCATTCTGTAGTCGAAGCAACAACAATAGGGGCAGTCCCAGTCGAGACGTCTGATTCAAATGTTTGCGCTCTCATTTCGTATGCGCCGATGTCAACATTGGCTGTTGATACAAAGCCAGCAGCTGTCACTGAGCCACTAGTAGAGATGGCGGCGGTCGTATCCAGCCTACCAACGAGCTGCAGTTTGCCAGATCCTGATATGTTTGTAAATTTACCACTTGAAGGCGAAGAAGCGCCGATAGTAGTTCCATCTATTGCGCCACTGTCTATGTCAACATTAGTCATATCTTGGTTGTCAAAATTAATTGCGCCAGCTGCGGTGAATGCGCCGATTGTTGCTGCAGTTAGTGAACCACTTGTTGCAATATTTCCAGTTGATTTTACTGTACCAACAACCTGCAATGTGCCAGAGCCAGATATATTAGTTGCCGATACCGTCGCTGCAGTCACAGAGCCAGTCGTTGCAATATTTCCAGTTGATTTGATTGTACCTACTACTGCAACGTTTCCGGAGCCCGAAAGAGTGGTGCCATCGTAAGTTAAAGTAGATTCATTTATAAATGTATTGTCGCTTGTCTTCCATGTAATGACACCATTATCTGTGTCTCCAGCAACAGAACGTGCTGAGCCGCCGCCTCCGCCAGTATGAGTTGATAACTCTACTTCGCTAATAGCATTAGATACATAATATAGCTTGTCATCTGACTTTACATAAATTATGCCGCCGGCGCCGTCAGCGGGGGCTGAAGGAGCGCTATTCTGCCCGGGCAATAATTGAACTGATCCAGTTATTAATATACTCCCACTGTGGGTATACTCTCCCTTCATGTCCATATTACCAGTCATTTGGTAATCACCGGTCATATTCATATTGCCAGTCATCTGCATGGTACCCGACATGATCGGAGATTTCATCGAGCCGCTATATGGTTGATTGTATGACATATCTTATCTCCTCACACCTAGATTTTCCACCAAGTTGTGCCATCGCATATTATAGTCAGCCCTACAAAAACGCCGTCGAAGCCGGTTGCAGAAGAAGCGCCGTCAATTGTCTCTGATCCACTGGGATTTAAAGTTATATCTGCCTGGCCACTTCTATTTGTGCCGCTTTTTATTTGTAATATTCTGCCTTTTCCGGCAACGGCTGCAGCCTCTAGATTTACAGTAACAGCCTGGGTATTCGCTGCGGTAACAATGATACAGTAATCAGAAGGAAGCACCGTTATCGTGGATCCGTTGTCGGAGCGTATAGAGAGTGTCTCTTCGTCCTCCTGCCTAGATGAAGCAAAACCTGCGCCAGAGCCAAAACCCATAATTAATCTCCTGGACCGTCAGTCACACCAGAGCCTGAAACTGTATACATGCTCTGAGTGGGAATGTTAGTTAACGAAGCCATCAACTCAAAGCCGCGATCGCCGCCGCCGGTGGGGGCAGAAACCCACAACTCTTTGCACTTAACATCCAATGTTAAGGCGTCCTCATCAGTATCTAAAGAAATATAGTGTTTTCCAGTCACTACTTGCGGACAAGATGATGTAGGATGAAAATGCAATCTAATATTAGCACCACTGCCTGAGGCTATAACGGTAATACTTTTTGTCACATAAGGAAAAGTCACATGCTTCTCCTGATTAGTTGTAAGGGCGGAACCCGTAATAAAAGGATGACCTGATACTTGGTAAGAGCCCACATTTCTTAAGCCAACTGCAGGGGCCCCTGAAAAAATTGGTTGTCCTGTTTTCGCATCTGTTGCCATGTCTCTTCTCCTATCTTATATCTAGTTTCTGATTTCTTTCTCGCTCGGCTTTTTGTGCGTTGCGTATTTTTTTAAGTTTTTCTCTTCTTCGCTTTGCAGAGGGCTTTTCATAAAATCTTCGATCTAAATAGTCCTCAATTATTCTTTCTTTTTTGACCTTTTTCATAAACTTTCTTATTAGCCGGCTAACATCGCCTTTTACTTCCTTCAAAGTCACTTCTACGTTTACAGATCTTTTCATTTTTCTTTATCCTATTAAAGCCTTCCACTTTCCATTGGCTATCTTTTCTATGTCACTAATATCCACGCCAGCGTCAGAAGTGTGTACGCCTGCAAGAGGGCCCTGAGAGGGTGCTGAGGGTATCTCTTTGGTACCAGAAAAAACACCACCAAACTTATTTGACTCGTTTAGTTTTCTTATTCTCTCCTGCCTATCTTTTTCAGCTCTTTCTTCCTTACGGCGAAGGTCATCGTCCCTTTGTCGTTGTTCGCTGATAGTACTATTATTGCCTAAACCCCTAGCAACCTCAGCAACAATATTTGAAAGGACACCTTCCTGTAGAAGTACCTCTCTAACTGTTTGCATAATCAAGGGTTTTAATATTTTTTTAAATTCTGATGATTTCATTTTAATCTCGCAATATCGATTCTATTAATTGATCAACTTTGTTATCTTTTGACTCATTTAAATAAATTCCAATAGTAGAATCCATTTTATAACTGCTTGGGGTTTGAGATCTCTTCAGATAAGCACCAGGAGTAGAGGGCTCGGAAACCATATCGAAGCAAATCAATTGAAAATCGTCTTCGACCATGGTCATCCCCTTCTCTTGCTTAACAGAACCCAGGCCTCTGGAAGAGATACCTAGTTTACAGCCGGCTTTGACAAGCTCTTTGAGAATAAGCCCAGATGGAGTATCCAGTACTTCTATTTTACCCATCACGTTGTCCCCCTCCCACCACATTTTCGTAACAAGATGAGACGCGTTTTTAAGATTTATTACCGAGTCATCCGGATGGTCCAGCTCCCCAAGTGATCTACGTTCTTTAATGGCTTTTTGATAATTGTCCACTTCTCTTTGCAGCGTCTCTCTTCGATATACTCGTCCATTGCCGTTTTTAGTGCCGGCTTTTTGGCATATCCCGACAAGATAGACAGCGCCCTCCATAACGTTCTTCTTTTCTGACTCAGATAGAACATGTAGAGGGCATCTGCCTTCAGGACATAACTCGAAGTATTCCTGGAGAAGCTCTTTGGACATTTATTATTCCGCCTTTTTGGGGACCTTACGACCTTTGCCAATCCACCAGCTACGTGGTACCTTGTTCGCAACACTCTTTTTAGTGCCGTGATTGCCTCCGCCCGGGCCATGGCCTTTAGGCGACTTTTCGTTTTCTCTAATGACTTTCTTGTCAGACATTTTTATTTCTCCTTTTAAAAAAATGTATAAAGCGAGGCTTACCCTCGCATGGCTTCACTACCGTTACAGCAGCGTCTTACTCCTGGAATGTTACGCCGTTTCATTATGAATCACCTCCTTGTGTATTTCTAAATTTTAAGCCGAAATCATTCAAAATCATACTTAAGAAATAACTTGTCCCGGCTGATAAGCATCCCAATAGCAAACCATTTATTAAATTGTAATCGTAAGTAAATAGTTCTGTGAAGCAGTTGATACTCCACAAAAAAACACCTACCCAAAATCCGATACATAAAGGACAATGGAATAGCTCTCCTAGTTTGCCTTTAGTGGGCCTAATAGGATTAAAAATAGAACCGTAAACTAGAATATAAGTTAGACCATACGCACTAAGTATAAAATATATTAACCCCACATAACACCTATAATCTATAAATTGTATTGATTCCGTAACTAATCATATTCGGCGCCAAAGAGCCTTTAGTATCCTTGTGGCGCCTTGCATCGAATTCTGTAAATTCATCAGGCTCTGGCTCCAGTAAACGCCTATTCTCTTCTTTTTCAAACTCTTCTTGATCTTTGTAGAAAGGTATCTCTTTGTCGATAAACTTAGATAAAGAATAGAGTACAAATTCTATCTTATCCCCGTCGCCAGAAGGTTTTGGTATTTTTCCTTCCATAGACATAAATAAAGCACCGGTTTGCACACTATCCGGATCTAAAACACCATCATTTATCAAAAAATTAAATAATCTATCTTGAGTGCTGTGTACTTCGTCATCTAATTCCTCTTTAGGGATTGCAACAACTTTACTGGTCTTAGGCATGACAAAAATATTTAGATCTGGATGGCCGTAGACTATTATGTTGCCATCAATAGATTTCTTAGCCTTAAGGAAAATCTTTTTAACTTCCTTGTCCTTGATCTTGACTTTGATGATCATGGAAGGCTCTTCTTGCGCCTCAGCGGGCACATCTAATATTTTAATTTTAATTGCCATCGATCTTCAACTCGCTTACTAAGGATTGTATCTTCATTATCTCTGTTAACATTTTCTTGTCAATACTGCGATCGCTGTAGTTTTTTATTTTATCGACTATTTTATTGAGTTTTTCTGATACTTCCGTGCTGGACTTGGAAGCACCAGCAACTAGGAGTTCCCGCAAACGATCTATCTCTTCATACAGAAACATCTTGAATTCAACACCGTCATCTCGATAGGAAGAAATATACTTACTCAATAAGCTTCTCTGATTTTCGTTTAACTTCTCAGTGTATTCATCATTAAATCTTTCAATAAATTTTTTAACTGACAAGCTATCAATATTCTTTATATCACTTTCATCTTCTTTCGGCTGTGAACAATTAGAATACAGCTTTTCCTCCAACAAGACTTGGTCCTTCGGGCTTAACTTTTGATTTAAAATTTGATTAATTGTGGCTATTTCTTTAAAGTTTGCAACAAAGATATTCCAAGAATCCCTGCCAAATCTCTTATTAATTTCGTTAATCAACTTTGATTGTGCAGAATAAACCCTTCTCCTGTCAAGCTGCATATACTGTCTTTTTGCTTCAAATAAAATTTTATTAACCGTGAACTCTTCAAGCCCAGATAACCCATGAAAAGATTTATAAATATTCAATTCCTGATTTAAAATCTTACCCCTTCCAAAATATTCCTTAACTATTTGTAAGACCTTATTTTTTCTAGAGGTGTCTTTGTTAATTGTCGCTACAGAGAGTTCTTTTATGAGCACCTCATAAAGGAAGGCTGTGTTTCTTTTTTTATTATGGTTTAGTCTCATCTACATTCCTCTCCAGAGATTCAATTAGTTTATCAATGTCACTATTGTTTTTTAATATTTGTCTCTCTTCTTCTTCATAATAATTAGATTTTGTGTTTTCAGAAAGACTATAATTAATTCCTAATAGCTCTTCTGACCCGGGCAGAAAAGTTCGAGGGCTTCCTAGCTTCCCCACACTCTGGCCGCCGGCTTGTGCGATTTGTGACTGTTTAAAACCTGTTCTTCCGTCGCGGCCTTGCTTCTTCTCATACCAACTATTCTTTGATCGCGGGGTAGTAGAAGAAACTTTACCAAACTTATCTTTTTTAAAAGTCTTGAAGTTTGTTGATCCATCTTCTCG